GCTGGTACTGGAAGATTGCGGACTTAGCGACGGTTATATGTTGCGTGCTGTCAATGGAAGAATTAAGGCGGGGAAGAAGGTGTCGGAGATATGGATTGCCGGCAATGGCCAAATACGGCTGCTATATAAAAACTGAAGACTAACCTCAAACGAGATTAGCCCAGTATTCGACGAATCCGCAGAATCGTCACTGCAAAAATATAAAACTTTTTAATACGCACAACATTTTTTTGAAAAAATTGTATGGAAGCAAAAGAATTGATTGACGATATCCTATCCGACATCCGTGTCGAGCTGCTCGACGAGTTTGACAAAAACTTCGAACGTAAGGGCTTTTTCGGCAATCCATGGCCGCCCCGTAAGTTCCAGAACAACAGAGGCTCGCTACTGATGCAGTCAGGTAAACTTCGTCGCTCGATCAAAGCGGCCAGAGAAGGTGATGGCATCAGGTTCACCAGCTCCGAGCCTTATTCGGCCATACACAACGAGGGTGGCAGAATAAGGGTTACCGATAAGATGCGCAAATTCTTTTGGGCTAAATATGCCGAGACAAAAGACGAACAATGGAAATGGCTGGCGTTGAAAAAGGTCGGCAGCACGTTGACAATACCCGAGAGACGTTTCATTGGTGACGCCCCGGAAGTGAAAAAGATTGTGGAGGACATAATAGCGGAAAATGTCGAGCGTGCAGGAGAAAAGATAGCCATAGAGCTTCAGCAATAAAAAAGCCCCCAAGTTGACTCGGGGGCTTTTCGTTTATTGGTATTGTGGTGTGACGGACAGACCTGCCATCACTTCCACAACATTCCGCGGTGGTGCCTCGCATTTGAAAGCTGTGGCATATTTCAGCTCGTAGCATTCATATCCTTTCGTCGCAGGAATTCTCTGCATACTGATTCGCACCAACGGCACAAAGCTGTGAGAAGCGTAATGCTGCAGCGCATTGTGAACCGATTGTATGATGTCGAATATTGCGAAGGCATCCTCGCGTTGTGGCGAACCGGCGCTCGATGACAATGTGCGCAGATCTGCAATCGTAACTGTAAGGACTGCCTCCGCGTTCTGATAACCGGCGTTCAAGTCTTCGTACCTCACGCTGTCAACGTCTAAAACAGCGCATGGGAAGTTCACGGCCGGTCTCTCCTCATTAAGCTGTCCCCAGTCTTTGTCAATGTATCTCAAGACTGGCACTTTGTCTGAAAGCCTCGTCTGAACATCCAATAGTATTTGCTTTTCCATATTAAAACAGTTTTAGTTGTCTTTCGTCATCCATGTCCCGTTCCTCTTTTTTGATATTGGTCGAGATATAACGGAGAAGTGTTTTATAACTGCAGGGATACACCGGATACACGTATTTGCGCCAAACCCTGTAATATGATTTGGCTTGATTGCCGGGCTCATAGTGTTCTTGCACTATGTCGCACACATGCCTCATCCGCTCAAGCGTATTCCGATGATGCCTGCTTTTTCTCATTACTTATAAGGCTTGATGTCTATGATAACGGTTTTTGTCTTGACAACTCTGCCGCTGCCGTTACATAACGAGCAGGTACGTGTATAGATATCGTCTTTTTTACCGGTTCCGCCGCAGTCACCGCACACTTCTATCAAAGGCGTGAACTCAAAAACCTTAGCGGTCTCTGGTATCTCAATTTTATTTGTTTTGCTCATTTCCTTACTTTTTTAAATTTTCAACATAATCTTTGAAGGCTTCCTTGTGCCTTTGAATATCGTATGTGCGCCCAAATTCGTTTGCCCTTGGCTTGTGGGTGTTGTACTCTTGCGACTCACTCATCCTGATTTGAACGTATTCTCCGGCTTTCTCGCTGATGTAGTTGTTGAACCAGCCGACAATATCCTGCATTCCGATGCTGCCGTAAAACCTACCATATTGGCCTTTCATGGCGCGTCTGAAGACAATGTCAATATCGGCGGCGTTCACGTTGATGCCCGATTCGATACAGACATCTATAACCGTTGAGGCTATTTCCGCGAGGCTCTCTGGAGGCAGCTGCTTTGTCAGATTCAGCAACGTTTCCATCCTGACAATCTGCATCACTATCAATGCCGCCGTCTCCTTATATCCAAGCTTTTCGACAATCTTGTTTATCGAAGGGAACTTGCTCTCTATCGACTGGCGCACCGTGACGATGCCAGCCTCGCGAACAGCCATCGACAATGCCGCAGGCGTCAGTGCCTCTTTAGAGATAATCGCAAGCGCGTTTTGCTCGTTCATAGCTGTTGTTTTGTTTGATGTTGGCGTATATCTTCTCGAAATCTTTCGCCAGCCCTTCAGGAGTGAAACGGTTGGCAAAGTACCACTTGTTGTCAAGCTGTTTAACCGCTTTTAAAAAGGCGTTTAAATTGCTGACAAGGATGTCTTCAGTAACGACTACGGTGTCCTTGCTCTGACCCTCTACGGTCTTGTCAAGGATGTGCTCAAGCAGCTGCTGCATCCATCTGAAGTCTGCCTTTGTGCCGGTGTAGCCTGTACTCTTGTATTCCATGTGACGGGCTTTGAACTCCTCCAACGCGCGGAACACCGGGAACTTGAAGCCTGTCTTTTTGTTCGACATCGACTCAAGCACCGTGCTGATAAGCTGCATCTTGTCTTTTTTTGTCAGCTTCAGAGCCTCGTTAATTATTTCTGTCAAGTCCATTTTTTGCATTGTTACTGGTGTTTTTCAATTTGCGACCGGCGCATCTGGGACATGTGTCCCAAACGCGTCTGTCGTATTCATATCCGCATTGCGGACAGATAGCCCATACCTCGTGATTGTTGGTGATGTAAGGTATCATGACTCCGTCATTCCCAATGGCACCGATTTCCATGCGCCATTCTCATCTTTGATCTCGGCACGGATAAACTGGCGGCTCGGCGTGGGGTTGTACGACTCCTCGATAATCTTCACGCCTTCCAGAAAACGTGCGTTTCCGCTCTCGTTGGCAATTTTACGGAGCTGCATAACACGGCTCGCCTTGAGAGTGCCTTTAGCGTCACGCGACAACAGGCGCAGAACCGAATCGACCAGCATTCTCGTCTTGTCGTCGGTGGCAAGGCTCTCAATATACTCTCTAACCATGGCAATGCCGTTTTCCACGGTATCAGTATAGTTGTCGAGCGTGTAAACACCGAGCGTAATGCGCTTTGTTCCTTTTGAATTGGTGAATGTGTGTGAAAACTGTCCGTCTTTGGTCATCATCAACTCATTCTTCATTTCCAGAATTGCCTTGAAATTATCAAGGATATTGTTTTTCTTATCCTTGATGTCTGATGACAGAGCTTGAAGCACCGGCATGGATGCCTCTATCTCGTCATCAACCATCTGGCGATAAGCTTTGCGTTGTTCGGCAGCTTGGCGTTCGGCTTCTTTTTTAGCCTTCTCTTCCTTGAACTTGTTGAACTCGTTAAGTTCAGCTGCAGTCATTTCTACTGTTTGTTTCTCTGACATGGTGTTATTATTTTAAGTTATTCGTTATCCATATATTTTTCAGCACAACACCCCCAATTATGGGCGTGCATATACCAGTGCTTTTTTTTCGTCATAAACGCCATCATCATAAGCGATGAATCCTGCGATGTTCCAGCCAATCACAAAACCCAAAATAAGGGTCACTATTGCTATACCAAAAGTTATCATTTCTTACCTCCTTCTTTCCATTTGTCGTTGTTCTTCCATTCCGGCAACAAATGCGGTTTCAAGCAATCCCCATGTCGGATTATCGATAGGGTTTGCCTTTTTTACTCCATCCACATAACGTCTTGCCCTCTCATCATTATTTATCTCAACGAGCGACTGCCACACATCGTAAGTTCTCTTAACCGGATAAAAATGGAAGGCGAAGACATATTCGTCAACTCCTCTTTCGTCAGGGTAGCATGAGATGTAATCGCCGTGCGAAAACTCGACTTTCAGTCTCTTCGTGCGCGGATAGGCATTGTTCAATTCCTCAACCTTGTCGCGGATTTCCTTAATCAACGCATCGCGTGATTTTTCGTCATAAATCAGGCAGTTCTTAAACTGGTTAACGAACTCTTGGATTTCGGCACACTTGCGGTTGGCCGCTCTCCATGTGTTGGGTTTTTCGATGTAGTAATTCATTTGTACTTAGTTTTTAATTGTTTAACATTTAGTTACCGTGTGGAGGCGGAGGGAATCGAACCCTCAAAAAATTCACGTGGACTATCCATTTTGTTGTTTGCCTTTCGCCTCCTGCCGCTTATACAGTCCCGGAATGCGGCAAAGAACGTCACGGGGTACTGTTTGTCTTACTCTTCCGGATACGGATTGTGGTCATCCTGTTTGCTGTAACCACTGTCTTTCTCGTTCTGTTCGTTCATAGTCTTTTTGTTTTGTAGTCATTATCGAAATAATGCGCGTAAGCCTCAAACCGTTTCTCTTTACGGCGTTGCTCGGCATCCAGTACCGCGTCGGCCTCCTCAACCTCCAGCGTCGTCATGTCCTCCAGCTGGGCTCTCATTCTCACCGTTGCGCGTTCGGCCTGCTTCATCATCCACTCAATGCTTTTCTCCATCACTTGAAACAGATCTTCGTCAAGTCATCCTCAACCCTTATCACCGACTGTTTGCGGCAGAACTCGTTATAGATTCTGGTCAGCGTGCCTTCCGGAATGCGGTTGAAGTCGTGGTCAACCATCGTCGGAACCATGCCGGCAGCTCTAACCGCCACGCCTTTGATGTATTCCAGCGTCGGCTGCTGGCCGTAAAGCTCCAGATATGCACTGATGGCTTTGATCACGCCTTTGCGCTTGCGGTCGAGGTCGTCACGGCATTTGCGCTCCTGTGGGTTGCGGCGAAGCTCCCCAAGGTAGCGGAGCAGATCCTGCGCCTCGATATAGCCGAGGTCTTTCAAGCTGCTGGTTCTGCCTCTGGTGAAGTCGCTGATGAAGTAGTGACGGCCATCATCATCAAGACCGAGAGCCTTGAAGTTGAGTAACAGGCTTCTGCGCTGTGCGTCACTGATACCGGTGTTTTTAATTGTTTCCATGGTTGAATGCTTGTTTTATTTTCCGTTCCAATAAGCGTCTGCGCCTTTCTGCCACACCACAAACGGCTCTCCGCCACCGTAGCGCGACTGCGCAAACGCCTTGTAACCTTCAACGTAAATCTTCACAAATGAATCGTATTTGATGGCCTTGCCCACGTTGCCGCGAGGGTCTCTGCCGTCGGCGTGCGACACGAGGATAAACAGCTTGTGCGGAAACTCGTTGATAAGCCCGGTATAATCCTTGTAGGTCAAACCGGTGTACTGCAGCGAGTCGATTATCACAACCTGCGGACTGCGCTGTTTCGCAAGACGCTCACGGAGCATCGGCACAGTCTCTTTGTCGAGCAGCACAAACGACCGCTTCACGTCCGACATGCCGACATCCTCAATGGCCTTCTGCATCGACAGCGACAATCCCTCCTCGAGCGAGTCGTAAGCCACGCGAGTAAAACGCGCCATGTACCGAGCCAGCTGCAGGGCGAAACGTGTCTTTCCGTTTGCCGAGCCTCCCCAGATAATCCATCCGCCTTTTATCTCCGGGCAGCCGATTGACGCAAGCCACTCACCCTCGAAAGGAAGCACCTGCGGCTTGTAGTCGCGGATGTCGTTAACCGTCAAAGCGCGTTTTATTGCCATTTTAACACTGTTTAAGCGGTCATTCTCATCTGTCCGAGTGTTGCATGGATCTTGCGGCGTACGCGGCGCAAATCGCCCTCGGAATCGTTAATTATATTGTCGATGGCATCTGAAGCCGTGATGCCGTTGGCCTCACAGATGGCGGTGATGTCGGCAGCCGACACACCCTTCAGCTCAATGCACCTGCGTCCAAGGCGCGACCAGATCTCGTTGTAACCTTTCTTGTTGAGCTTGATGCCTCGCTCGATGCGCTTGCAGAGGTGGTTTGTGGCGCAAAGCACGATGCCGCACTCATCCTCAAGCTGGTTGTAAAGCGTGATAAAGAAGTAAAGCACCTGGTCACTCAGTTTGTCGGCCTCATCGAGTATCAGAAGCGGCGACTCCTGCATCTTCAGTGTGCGCACCGCCTCGTGCATCATCTCGCCTACAGTGAATCCTGTATAGTCGCGTCCGAGCGATGTGAGCAGCTCCGAAAGGAACATCTTACGGTTCCAGTACTCGTTGCAGCACAACAGATAAGCCTGTCTGGTGTTGGCTATGTAGTTTTTGATGGTGAACGTCTTCCCGGTACCGGCATCACCGGTGATGGCCATCACCAGCGAATTGTCTTGAGCGTCCTGAAGATACTTGTTAAGGCGTTTGAAACCGCGAGTCTCCACGGCCTCCCATTTCTCCTCCTTGTAGCCGATCTGCGCCGCCACGTTGCGCCACATGTCGTCTTTTATCAGTTCCCAGTTGTTGTTAAGCATCTGGCTGATGGTGGCAGCCGACACGTTCTTAAGCGAGTTGGCAGCCTTGTTTTGTGAGTCGTAGCGGTCGCAATAGTCGCGAAGCGCGTTGACGATGTTCTGTTTTCTGATGTTTTCCATAATGACTTAATTTTTAGTATTTAGTAACTTGCATAAATGTCCTCTTCAATTTCCGCAGGCTCAAACACCTCTTGTGCCTTGATAGCTAAGCGAGCGTCGTTGCGCCTGTCTTTGTGCTGGCCGTTGGAGTCGGTTATCATGAGCTTCTGAAGCGTGTCGAGAGCCTTGGTGTCGTCGAGCAGTCCGGCTGCTGTCTCCATGTAGTCGCCGAGCTGGTTGGCTATGCGGTGCTCCTGACGCTTGTTGAAGTCAAGCACACGGCGCAGCTGCTCCGCGTCGCCTTCCTTGCGGTCGGCCAATGCCATCGGCTGAACGTATTTCTCCTCGCACAGGAAGCGCAAAGTCTCATCCTCACTCACCGCCAGCACCTTGCTCTTGTCGTCAGGGTCGTAGCGCACCTCCCAGCGTTGTGAAGCATATTTGCGGAAGTTCGGATCAAAGCAGTCGTAGTCGTGCTTCACACCGCCGATGGTGACCTTCAGGCCGCTGCCCTGCAGAAGGTTGCGCTGGCCTGTGGTGGCTCCGAAGAGCATCAGATATTGCTCGTATGAAAGAGCCGCGCGGCGTGTCTCAGGCATCTCCTCGAAACGTGCCATATACTCATCGTGGAGCTGGGCGCGTTCCGCCTCGATAAACCTCACAAGCTGTGCGCACACGCCGTCCCAGTCCGGGAAGTTGTGACGCATCTTGTTGAGGTAGTCGGAGTTCGGCTGAAGCTCCTTGCGGCTCGTCACGCCGAAGCCCGACCAGTTTATCTGAAGTTGGCAGTATTTCTTGTTGAAGTAGTTGAACCAAGGCTCAATGATTTTGGCTTTTGCGTTTTTCACAGCTGCTGGCGTGGCGTGTTCCGCCATACCGGTATAAGTCGGCATCATCTTCTTGATGGCGTAGTTGTCCGACTGGAGCTGCGCCGTGCGGTACATCGCACCAAACAGCTCGGCTGTGTGCTTGGCTGCGTTGCGGAGAGCCTCCTTGATGAGTTCCGGGTTCTCGCGGTCGCCGATGGCGTAGCCTATCGGGTACTTGCAGCAAGCGTCCAGTACCACCACAATCGTCGGGCGGTTGTGATACACCGTCACGTTTTTGTCGTTGGTCTTCTGATACAGCAGCTCCGCATCCCAACCGTCCATCGTCCAGAACTGGAGAGGATAGTCAGGGGCTTGGCGTTTAACCTGCATCGCCTTGTTATTGCGATATGCCGTGGCACCGTGGCGGCGTGCGTATATCACGTCGTCGAGCTTTTCGCGCCAAACGGCAACAGTCCCCGAGCCTATCTTCTTCCAGTGCATCTGCTCGGCGAGCATATTATAGAGATAAGAGACCTGTTCATTGTCAAGGTTGCGAGGGTCGCTCATCAGCACCGCCAACGCGCTCTGCTGGTTGTTGTCAACCACCTTGGCGGCGTTGCGGTTCTGAGCCTTGTAAGCCTTGTGGATGAGGCTCTCGCAGCCTTCGTCGATATAACGCTTGTATTTGCGCTCGAGGCTCCGGGCGTTGGCAGGCAGGGCGTGCGGATAGATCTTCGTGTCGAGCGACTGCACGCACTCCGATATCTCATCCCAGAAACGTGTCGATGTGTGGCCGAGGGCTGCGCGTTTTGCCCTGCGGTTTGCGATGAGCTTGCGGATGCCTTCGAAGATGACCGCGTTGGCGTAATACTCGCGGCGTTTGTCGGGCTGGAGACCTTTGTCGCCAACCTTGTAAGTGTCGAAAAACTCAGCTATCTCGGCTGATGCCTCGATGCACTCCTCAACGGCGTTGGTCTTGGCGGTCTTGTATGGATCCGGAACCAGCTGCAGCACCTTGGTCTTGAACCTGTCGGGCAGGCTCTCAAACGCCACCAGCGCAGGCGTGCCGGCACAGGCGCGGCGCACAACGGTGATGTCGTGGCGATTGCATAATTGAAGGTAGTTTGACCTTGATATAATATCATTATCAACCAACCACCGGGCTTCAACCGCTAATGTGTTATTGTAGTACTGCATTTTTTTATATCTTTGCAAAAAATTTATCTCATCATGCGTCTGAAATCAGTTATCACATTTGAAGTCACCGAAGACGAGCTGTCTAATAATTCGCGTATATATCGTTATATGGAGCAGCATCTTCAGAAGTTCCAAATTCCATTTTCATTTCATTGCCGTTGTGACAAACTTCAAACGTTCCCTTTAGAACCTGCGGCAAACAACTATTTAGTTTTTGAATTAGACCGAGAAATTCGGCACCCAGAGTCAGTGCATTACATTTCTCAGATAATTGAAGGCTTATGCGGACTTGAGGCTCTTTTGAATCCGAGGTGTTATTCATATACTTATAATTTAAAGGTTGTTGACTGATTTAGCTTTTAATCTCATGTAGATGTAGTTTGTCAGGATCTGGGGGTTGATGCGGTCGAGCATCGCATAGAATTCCTCCATGTTGACGAGGGCTTCAATTTTACCCCCCCCCATTATGTAATTCTCTAATTTACAACGATTTACGTTTAACTCGATTTTCATAGCGCGTCTCCTTCCTTTTCTTGATCGAGCTTGCGGAGTACAATGGCTCCAATTGCCATCAGCACTACACCAGTGAGGCGGAGCGCGATTTCGTGGTTGCTTCCGTCGGCTGTGCATCCTGCCAGGAATATCCCTGCGATCACTGCCGTTGTTCCGATAACTTTTAGTGTTTTCATACCTATAATTATTAAGTGTTAGTTGGCTTCCTTTAGCAGCACACCGCCGCTATTCAATGCGGCGCGGCGTATCTTTCTGGCTGTGTCACTGTCGCGTTGGAAATTCAACGCCAGCGATATGTACGACTTCGACACGTTGAGAGTTTTCGCAATCCTTTTGCGAGCCTCTGTATCAGTCAGTTGAATTTTTTGAACCATCGTATTTTATTTTTATGTAATTTTGTCGGCGTTGTAAATTGTTTACAACACTGCAAATATAGAAGTTAATTCTATATGTTCAACAAAAATGTTGAATTTTTTTTCAAAAAAATATTTTTGATATGGAAAGAAAGATTGATAGATTTGATAAGTATATGAAATACAAGGGGTTAAACGATAACAAAGTTACCGTTCAATTATCCTTGTCAGTGGGTTTAATTGGAAAATCGCGCCAAAAAGGGAGGGATTTATCGGATGCATCTATAGAAAAAATATTGAATTTTTACGCCGATTTAAACAGAAACTGGCTTCTCATCGGTGAGGGTGAAATGCTTAATAGCGATGAAGATATGGCTACACCCACGACAAACAAGGGTGATGATCTTGCTGATGCGTATAGAACTATTATAGAAACTCAAAAACAGCTTATAAAATCGTT